TTTTTAAACTTTAACATTGTTAGTTGTTTTAAAAAGGGGAGATTGCTCTCCCCATAGTTATTATCTTTCTATTGCGTAGTGATTAGACCATCTGTTGAATGTAGCTGATTTATCATATTCTCTTTTATATATTGATTGTGCCTTTCTAATGTTATTAGCTTTTATAATTGCAACTACTTCATATTTTTTATCAGTATAATCTCCAAATCCATATTCAGCAGTATTGTTTGTGATTCTTGTTATTTTTTTGATTTCAAATGTTTTCATTGTTTAGTGTTTTAGTTTGTTAAATTCTTTGGCTAAAGTAATACATTCTAAACTTCTGTGCAAACTTTTTAACAAAAAAAGTGTATTTTTTTTAGTTTACTAGAGTAAAAAAATGTTAAACTTTTTTAAATATAGGCATAAAAAAAGAGGATAGACGTTAATCTACCCCCTAAAAACAAACTAATAATTTCACTTATCACGATTATTTCTAACCAAAAACGTTGCAAATATATTAAAAAATATGAGTTAGATGTGCTATTTGTCCAAATTCATTATGTATAAAGCCTTCTACAGCTTTTATACTACCAGTATAACCCTTTTGATAGTGCCAAGCATCAGAGCCACTTGGAGAGCGTAAAAACTCTACTGTTACTCCTACATTGTCAAAGCTAGTCATAAACTTATATCGTTGTTTGTGGTGTAAATGATGTAAATACCAGTATCTATATTTAGTATCTGCCCACATCTTAGGTTTTTCTTGTGCCATAAGTAAAGGCAATGAAGGCAATTTTGCACCATCTCCGTGAGTCAATCCTATAAGACTATTTTTATACTTATAATACTTTCTATGCATTGGCTCAGCATCTACGCTTACAGCTTCTGTATTACGATACCAAGCCTTAAGAGCGTGTGCTAAATGGAAGCCAGACATATAGTCGTGATTACTCATAGAATGAACACAATCAACTGGAGCTATCTGCATTAGCATTTCTACTACCTCAACGTAAAGTTCTAAAGCCTCTGTAAAGTGTTTGTGCCATTTACCATCTACATCTTGTGCAGTTCCTTTTGTTGTTGTTTTATGTATGTTGTCTGTATGTAGTATATCATTACCAATACAAAACAAAATACGTTCTATAGGATAGCCCTCAGCGTTTCTTAGAATACCTTTTACACCTTCTCTAACTCTGTTCTTAGCTATGTCTATATTGTATTCATCTCCAGTTTCACTAGCATCAGCATATTTGCCAATATGTACGTCTGCTGGATTTATTATAAGTAAGTGACCATCTTGTCTAGTAGGATAATCAATGGAGGGATATTTAGGAGAGTATTGTGAGATAAGCTCCTCAATAGATTGTAAAAAGTCATCTTTAGTATATTCATTAGGTTTAGCAAATATTGAGAACTTTTGGCTTTTATACCAATAATGAGAAACAGAGCCAACATCTATACCAACTTCGTTACACTCATCAGCTAGTAACGACTGCCTTTTTTTGTCGTTTCTATATTCGTCTACTAATTTCCATTCATCTTCTTTAAGTCTATACCTCTTAAAGTCTTTCATTTATTTTTGATTTTCTCTAATCCTCTAGAACCGAAATAAGCTCCAATCGTTATAGTCAAGATTGCAGTTATTGTGCTTTTCCATTCGTCATCTACTACAAAATCTATAGCTCCAGCGTCTATAAATATAAGCAAAGTAGTAGAAACAACAAGCCAAGCTAAGACTAATGGTCTTATGTTTCTAGGAAGCCAACTTGATTGTAAGTTATCTGACTCCCATCGTTTAGTTACTTCTTGTTCTATTAGAGCCTCTTGCTCTTGAATAATCTTTTGCAGCTCGTTCTTTAACTGCATTTTTTCCTCTTGAGATGTAATTACTTCATCGACAATCTTATCAGCTTTACCTAATAAGTTGCCTAGTATGTTTCCTAATATAGCCATATAGCATCAGTTTTATCTTTATCAGTATCACAATGAATAAAAGTATCAGCTATGCCGATACGAGTAAATCCAGCCAATATAAGACCGTTTAATATCTTTTGTCTAGTTCCACTATCTTTGCAAACTATATCAGCAGCACAACCTTTTAAATGACTTGAGTTAGCACTAGCCTTATAGCCTTGCTTTTTTAGACTAATATTGTGTTGTGGTGTTCTAAAGCCAGACGATATTAAGAAAGGCACATTTGCTATGTCTCTAGCTATTTCTAACTTTATTAAAAATTCTTTTGTCATATTTTTTCCACTACCTTTAGAGTCTGGAGAATCAAACTCACTTAGCTTAAAATATTGCAATGCCATTTCTTTTTCTATGTTTTCTACGCTTTTTTTCCAAATATTTAATTTCATCCTTGTCCTCTTGTTGGTTTTTTTCTTTGTGATTTACTAAGGTTTTTAGAGTGTACTCCCTTACGTTTTACTTTAGGTTTCTTTCTAAAATTATTACTTATTACTTTTGCCATTATTTTCTTTTATTTCTGTAATACATATATCTGTCTACTGTATAAATAATAGAAACAACTAATAAAGTTATTTGCAGAACTTCGTGTAAAGTTGTGAAGCTAATTGAAAGAGATACGCTATTTAAGCCTAGAACGTCAGCATTTTCTTTTATCATATTTTTCATTATTGTCGTGGGTCTGTGCTTATTAAAAGCGTTAATGTTGCATAAAATTTATCACTACTAGATGTACTATTTAACTTTCTAAAAGATGGAATAAGACAATCATTAGCGTTAAGTGTTTCTGTTAGTTGTGCATCTCTGTTGAAAACATAGTTTATATCGTTTTGAGAAGTAAAAGCAAAATCATCTACTAACACAATATCTGTTGAGGTAGTTCCGTTCTCTGTTATAGGTTTTTTCCATAACTCAAAAATGCCATCGTGCCTAGTTGCTGAATCAGTCTGAACATCCCAAGTTATTCTCTCTATTTTACAGCCATTATGTGGACTTCTAAATATATTAAATACAGTAGCTTCATTAGTAATAGTATCTCCATCAGCCCAAACTGTACCAGCATTAATTGAAATGTCTGTTGGATATTGTGGATTGATTAAATTTGTGTTAGCGTGTGTGTTTCCTAACTCAAAAAGTTTATGAGTTACTATAGTATAGTCTCTAAATAGTGAATCGTATTTATTTTCTCTGTCTAATATAACAACACTACCACCAGGAATTAATTGACTGACTGTAGTAGAAGCAAATGTTATACGAGTTGAATTGTAACTTATATCAGCATCTAAAGTTAATTCTATACTTGAGCCAGTATCAGAGCAAATAATATAAACCTTATCGCCACTTTTTAAAAGTGTACTAGTGCTAGTAGTTGGTATTATATTGATAAAAGTCAATGTCAAGCTGGTAGTCTGTTCTGATACTACTGCTACACTTTCTCCTCTTAAATAATTTACTAAATTTCCCATTTTACCAAGGTGTAAATTCGTTAGCTACTGGTATATCTGAAATCACACCAGTTACTAAACTTAATGTATTACTACTTAAATCAATTCCATACCACTCTCCAGACCAAGTATCTTCATTAGCATTATAACTAACTTGATAAGGTATAAAAGCAGTTCCATCTATTTCTATTCCTTCAAAATAATTTAGCTCTCCACTTGTTATCTTTAGACTTCCATTAAACACTCTTGCTCCACTAGCTTGTCCTTTCATAACTTCCTCAACTAAAAGCTGTGTTATTTCTTTACCAGTACCAGTATTATATGCTTTCCAAGTATCATTCATTCCATTAGTCTCCCAAGATGAAGTAGTGTAATTAAATGTCTCTATCCTACCTACAGCTCCACTTGTTGGTCCAGTTCCTATAAACAATTCTGGTATTTCAAACTTTACACCATTTTGAATAGTAGAACCTCCCTCTTGATTAAATGCTCTGAAAAACTTTTTTATAGATAATTCATCATCTAATAAATATCTAATTCCTTGTTGATTATCTTCAAAGAGTTGTGGAGGAGAAAATATATATAAATTTGTTGGGTCAATAATTGTAGTAGATTCTGTTATCTCTGTTCCTACAGATTGATATTGTACTGTATCATAGTAAGCTCTAGCAAATATTGATAAATATAAATCTCCATCAACTGGAATTTGTGAAGTCTGAGCTGTTAAATTAGTCAAGTAAACACTATATAGAGGGAATGTTTCTGCTATTTCTATAGCGTTTGTGACTGCTGAGATTGTAAAAACTGGAGTTGTAGACCAATCTAAAACTAATTCATTTGCTAAAGGATAATAATAAGTGTCAGAAGCTCCCTCTAATTCAAACCTAGCATAAATATATATTTTAATTTTTTCTGCATCTCCACCTAAATTAGGAGAAAATTGTATAGAAGGATAAGGATAAACAGCGAAATCCCTACTAAATAATAAAGCACTATTTGTAGCTGCTCCTATTGTTCCTAATGATACTCTAAGATTATCTCCAGAACTATTGTTAATAGAATATACTTGAGTAGCTGGAGGAGCTGGATTTACATACATTTGATTGCTTTGTCTGAATCCATTCCATATAGGTAACTCAGTAGAAACAGTCTGAAATTCAGCACTTGTACTAGCTGGATAATCATTAACATAATTAAAGAAAGGAATGTCATAAGTTTTTAGATGATTATAGAAAGTTTCTACACTTCTTAAAATAGGTAAGAAGTCAAATGAGCCTCCATATCTTTTTATATCAGTACCCTCTGTTGTAGTATAACTAGCGTTACTACTACTTAAAAGAGAAGCTCCAGCATTAGATGAGTTATAAACTTTACTATAATTTCTAATGTAATGAGTGTTAGGTGCTTTCCAATCATCGTAGTTATTAACTTGAATTAAGTGCCATCTACCATCTGAGAAAAAGCATCTCATTCCCCAAGCCTTACAAACGTTATCTAATAACTCAAAAGAACTTTTAAATTTCTTTATACCATTCTCCTCATCTACATCAACATAAGCCATAAAATTAAACCTACTAGCTACTAATGGGTCTCTAGATACTATACTTGTCATAGTGTCCGTAGTCCAATCTACGGAAGTTGTAATATATGTATCTGTCAAAGACCAGTAATAATCTTGTAAGCCTATCTGATTGTTAAATATATTTACAAAATAATTTAAAGTCTGAAAACTCGATGGCGTACTATAACCAGTATCAACATTGAAATCTATATCTCTTAAAGGAGCTAAACCACATACAGCAGTTAAAGCTACTCTAGTAGGTCTTGATATGTCTTGCTCTGGAGATATATCGTTCAATAATAAACCAGCCCAATATAGCTCATAGGTAACATCGTCAGTACTTTTATAAATAGCAATATCAAAGCCACCATAAACAGAGCCTCTAATATCATTAACTACTGCTTGTTCTCCATCTTCTGTAACTAATATGTCAAATGTTACCTCACTTGGAATTAAACCAGTAAAACGATTGTCATTGTCAGTTTGATAAGTTAATGTAAAACCATCAGCACCTAACTTAGGAGTATAAGTAGTAGATGAAATAGCGTTGTTGTTATAAACATCTAATCTATAATAAGTGCCATTGTCACTCTGTAAACTTAACTCAAATTTCTTTTCTCTGCTCATTAGTAACCTCTTGTTCTATTTCTATTTGCTTGTGCTCTATCTGAGCTTAGTAATATATCAGCTCCACTTATTACACCAAAGACTTCTGTTGTGCCTCCAGTATTTATCATTGACCTAGCTCCTACACCACTTAATAAGTCTGGAGTTTCTCCTACAACAGACCTTCCAAAAACATCTCCTATACCACGAAATCCTCCTATATCTTTCAATCCCATTAAAGCACCCATACCAGTACCTCCTAGTAAAGCATTAAATATAGCTGTTACTAACAAAAGACTAAGCATTTCATTTACTGCTCTTTTGATTCCATCTATAAGGCTAACAAAGAAGCCATCTGTACTCTGTAAAGCAGTTACAAAAGCTCCTTGAATACTAGAGCCAAATTGTCCAAAGATTGTGTTCATTTCTTGTACTGCTAAATCAATACCAGAAACACTTTCCTCAAATTGTATTATGATAGGTTCTAGTGTTGCAAAATCATTTTTTACTTCTTTTAATGCGACTGATGTTACCTTTATAGATTCAGCAAATTGTAATTGACTAGCCTTTGCTTTATCAATACCCATTTGTCTTTGACGTTCTTCTTCCTCTGGAGATACTTGTTTTTTAGGTACAATCTTAACGCCTTGTCTACCAGCAGCTCTACGTCTTAATTCTTCAACAGTTAAAACCTCTCCCTCTTGTACTGAAAAGTCTAAAGCTAAATCTTCTTTCTTTTCTAATAATCCTAATTTAGTTAATAATTTTTGAGCAGATTCTATTAAGTCGTCAAAACCTTTTTTTACTTTACCCCAATTTGTAACAAGATAAGAAGCAGCTAACAACACACCAGATATTATTCTACCTTGTGGTGTTAAGTTCATAAATCCTTTTATTAATAATTTAATAATAGGAAGTAAAGACCTCATAAAAAACAGTCTTAATTTTCCAAATGCTCCTAAAACTGAACCAACAGAAGTTATTATAGAACCTAAAATCATTAATAGTGGTCCAATAACAGCAACAAAAGCAGCTACTTTAAGTGTGGTTTTTTTCTGTTCTGTTGTTAAATTTCTCAAAAATTCAATTAAACTTAATAGACCAGCTTTTAATGGCTCTATGTTTTCCATTATTAACTTACCAAACTCCTCTGAAACATCTCCTAATGAGTTTCTTAATTGTTGAAATGGTCCTAATCCAGCATTAGCTGCTGCCTCTGCTGCTCCTCCAAATTGTGTTTCTAATTCATCAAGAATTATACTTTGTGCATCTGCTAGTTTGTTAGTTTCTACTAGTGACTTTATTAATTCTTTTTGCTCTTTAGTGAATTGTATACCAGCTCTACTTAAAGCTGATAAGTTTGCTACTGGGTCATTTAATGCTTTACCTAATTGAATACTTGCAGACTTTAAATCTCCTTTAAATGATTTAGTGGCTAAGTCAGCAACCACTTTCTGTGTTCTTGAAAACTCCTTACCAGCTATATTAGTAAAAGTCAATAGTTGAGCTGTTGCATTTTGCAATATATCTTCGTCTCCAAATAATGTTTTTGCTTGTAATTCAGAAGCCATCTTTTGTAGCTGTTCAGAAGTAAAACCAGCAGCATTGCCAGTACTTTTTAAACCAGCTTCTACTTGTGCAATAGCTTTTGCTTGTTTATCAAAAGCAATAACACTAGCTGTTCCCATAGCAACTATAGGCAGAGTTAAATTTCTTGATAATGTTTGTCCAGTCCTTTTCATAGACTGACCAAATCGTTTCATTGACCTAGTAGCCTTTCTTAAACTACTTTGGAATTGCTTATCATTTAGTGATAATTTTACGCTAAGAGTTTTCTGTGCCATTGTCTTTATTTAGCAATTCGTATTTCTTTTTAATATATTCTGCTCTCTTTCTTTGTTTGTCGATGTCGGTTTTGACTTGTTTCTTCTCCCATTCAAACTTGACAAGTTTTTGTGGTGTTAGGTTTTGTCCTTTCTTAGTATGTGGCTGTAAATTAACACAAGCCAACCATCTTACTCGTTCCCATTCCCATCTCTGTTCAAGTTCTATTCTATCATTTATGCCCTTTTGCATACATTGAAACTCGTGGAAAGTCAAATCCCAAAAGTCTTTAGGTAATAATCCGAAGCCATAACCTATAGCTTCTAACTTATCCCAAGTTACTTCTTTTTCTTCGCCACTTTCTTCGTGGCTTTGTCGTTTCCCTCCGTTTCAAATTTAGCAGAGAATTGCTCTGAGAATACTTCTAACACTTTATTTAAAGCCTCAAAATCTTCGTCTAGCAAGTCTGCGACATCATCAACATTTAAAGAACATTCTTGACCACTCACTCTTGAGCCGTCTTTTATTCCGTTTAGGATTAGATAACAAGCATCGTCTAAGCTCATACCATCTCCTAGCTTATCTAAGTCAGCTAAACTTCTTCCAGTATCTTTACAAAATAACCTCAAGGAGTTCATTCCAAATCTTACTGGGTAATCTTTTCCGTTTATTACTACAATTTCATACATATCTTTATTGGTTTTAAATTATGTCAGTTGGAGCAGAGCCTAAGCTCATACCCCAACCAACAAAGAAATTATGGTTGTACTGCTTGTGTTATAGCTGAACTTCCCTCTATCGAAACAGAATAGACTGGAGCATCTTCCACACCACCACTAACCTCAAAGCTAGTGATAATACCAGAGCCAGTATAATAAGTATCTCCAGTAGCTAATGTACCTCCATAAGTGAAAGTAAATGTTACTTCAGTTCTAGCTAACATTTGAGTGACTAAGTCACTTGGGTCTGTTGTAGTACCAGCAGTAGGAGAAAAATCATAAAGACCATCAGCCGAAAGACTGAAAGACTTTTGACCACCTAATAAGTCTCTGAAACCAGCAGAGTCTTTTGTACTTACATCTATCGTATCAACATTGATACTTAAACTAACGTTTTGCGAATGTAGCAGTTTAAACTCATCTGCCGAGCCATTCGCTTCTTGGACCTTTAATATGAGGTCTGTTCCATTGAAAATTGCCATTGTATTTTAAAATTTATTAATTAATAACTAGTTATCTAAATCTTTTAAAGTTTCCTCTTTTTTAGATTTCTTTTTGGGTTTGCCTAAAGCATCATTGAATATTAATATTCTATAAATCTTTAAACTTACCTCATAAGACTCGCCTTTCGTATATTCTACTCCTCGAACCTCAATATTTTTTTTTATATATACTTTATACATATCTATCTATTTATGTTAAATCTGTAATCTTGTGCTATACCATATAAACCTATAGAACCAGCACTATCATCGTATAGCTCGTTCTGGTCTTGGTAAAATATCTTATCTACTACTACACCACTATAAGTTCCACTAACGTAGTCTAGAGCTGTTCTAACGTGACCAGCTAGAGTTATCATATCAGCGTATTTATTATGATATATGCTTATCTGTACTCTAACATAGTCATAAGTACTTACTCCGTTCTTAGTGTTGTTAGGCTCATCTGCAAACATCTGATAAGTTATATAAGGTAACTTAACGTCAGTAGGAAAGTTGTAACGACTAGGAAATATTCTCAAGTTGCCACTTGTAGTAACTAAAGGAGCAACATTTGAGTCGTTGCTTAAAATATTATAAATTACTTTACCTATCTCCATTACTTCATTCTTTTGTCAATGAGTTTTTTTATTTCTCCTATTACACTATTGATAGCTGTATTACCTTTACTTGCAGCAGTCTTATCTAACATTCTTAGTCCTGGTATTCCTTGAAATCCATACTCTAAGAAATAGAAATAAAATCCAGACTTCTCTTTACTAGCAAATGATTTTTTTACTCTTGGTCCTATATATACTGTAGGTGGTTTGCCTTTTACGTTCTTACCATTAATTATACCTAAAGACTTTTTAAGTTGTTTAGATTCAACTGGCACAATAGATTTAAGCTCTTGTAAAATAGGCTTTGCAGCTTTACGCAAACCTTGTCTCAATAGTGTCTTGTTTTTACTTTCAGACATATTAAGTTTCTCTAAGTCCTTAATTAAAGAATTTAGCTCTTTCTCATCTATTTGTGCTGAAACTATCATTGCTCTGGAAATGGGTTAATACCGTTATCTATTAATATGTTTATCCAATCTATTTCCTTAGTGTATAAGTCTACATTGTCCCACTTAGTCTCTAAACATTGATAGGTTTCTAGCACTCCATACGAAACTATCGCATCACTATCGTTCCATACGATGTAGTAACTCTTTACCTCTGGGTAGCATATTTCTGTCAATCTTAAACTCATTACGTTGTTAGTTGTGTTAGTTCGCTATCACTTAAAGCTTCATTAAATACTGCTAGTGCTTTGCATTTACCGTAGAAATTTAAAATAGAAATACCTGTATCAAAAGCTAATTCATTTAATCCAATAGGTGCAGAACCACTTGTGTCTGTAAATCTTTCAACCCCATCAATCCATAAAGCAAAATCATTAGCCTTGTATTTTATTGCAACTTTATGATAATCTAAAGTCGATGTTACTTGATACTCCTCATCAAATGAAGTAGAGCCATTACTCTTTACTATTGCTCTTATCTTGTTAGAGTCATTTGCTAAAACTAAAGTTACTCTATCATCAGCAGTACCATCTGACAAAGCAATACATCTATTTGTTCCATCATCAGCCAAAGCAGCTATCTCTGCATATAACACACCCTCTGTTGAGTTTATTAAGTCAGCACTACCAGCACCAGTTGCAGTCTCTGCAGCTCTTGTAACTGTACTACCTGTTAGTGTTGGTATGTATGATGTAGCGTAGGATAAGGCTTCTGCTTGTGCTCCCCATATTAATAACTCTGTAAGAGTTCCACTACCTCTAAAATCTACTGCGTAAAAACTAGTTGAGCCAGTTCCTGAAGTTGTTCCATTAACTTCAAACCTCTGCCAAGTTTCTGTTAAATTAAAAGTATTATTAGTATTAGAGTTGTGTGATGTTAATTGAGCCGTTCCCGTTCCACTAACAGTTCTTGCCCAAATTGTTCTTGAATTATCAGCACCAATTAAAAAAGAACTAAACCAAAAACTATCTTGATTTGCGTTAGTTATTTTATACGCACTATTACTACCATCAGGTGCAGTATAACCACCTTCTAAAGTTGGAGTAGTTCCAATACTTGCATTACTCCAAGAACTATCCTCAAAGTTTTCACTATAAGGGACAAGATTAGTAGAAGTAGGCTCTAACAATATATGACCATTATCGCCATTACTATCATAGCTTATTCTTGGCACTCCAGTAGCTACATTAGAAACTAATCCACTTGAGTTAATT